GACAAAGTAGAGATAGTTGAGTATGGTATAGGTAATACTAATTTAAGTACTTTTATTAATACCTTTACATTACCTGGATCTGATGGTACAAACGGTCAAGCACTTATAACTAATGGTAGTGGTACTTTAAGTTTTGGTGATGTCTCTGGAAGCGGAGGTGGCGGTGGCGCTACTGGTGGAGGAACTGACCAAGTATTTAATGAGAACCAAACTACTGTTACAACAAGTTATACATTATCAACAAATAGAAATGCTGTATCTGTCGGACCTATTACAATAAACACTGGTGCAACAGTTACAGTTCCTGTAAATGCTAGATGGGTAGTATTATAATGACAGAAATTAAAGTAGATAACATAGTAGATGTAGCTGGAACAGGTAAGCCTAACTTTCCTGTAGCCCCTACGCACTCTACAGGTTCTGCCCTAAACACACTAAACGTATATAAATATGACACAACTACCAGAGTAGTTACTGTGGTAGATGATGGTGGTAATAAGTTTGCCATAGATGGTGTAACTGCTCCAACGATAACACTACTCAGAGGTGTGACATATACATTTGATGTTAGTGACTCTTCTGTATCTACACACCCTTTAGCCTTTAAGAATGGTGGTGTATCCTATACCACAGGTGTTACATCTACTGGCACTGCTGGTACTGCTGGTGCAACTGTTACCTTTGCTGTAGACGCTGCTGCACCTTTGACAGGTTTGACATATTATTGCACCACACATGGTGATGGTATGGGTTCTAGCGTTACAACATCTGATCCTACTAATGGTACTTTATTATGGGATGGCGCTGTTAAATTTTATGCTGATAGTGCATTTAGAGATGTTGGTGGCTCTGGTGGCTCTGGTGGTAGCAGTTCAGGTATTGCTTGGGGTGGTGCTAGAGGAATTTGGTCTGGAGGTAGTAACAACGCTGCCGTTCGTGTAGACACAATACAATATGCAGCTATCGCCACCCCTGGCAATACTTCAGATTTTGGCGATTTGACAGCCTCAAGAGAGTGGTCTGCAGCTTGTTCGAATGGCAGCAGATCAATAGTTGCAGGTGGTTATGATGCAGCAACTAGTGGTTCAACAAATATAATAGATTATTTTGCAACTGCAACAACAGGAAACGCTACTGATTTTGGAAATCTTTTACTCGCAGATAGATTTAAGGGAGCTTGTTCTGACGGAGCGTCTAACACAGGTCGTGGTTTAATAGGTGGTGGTTATGCAGGTAGCCAAAAGGCTATAGATTATGTAGTTATCGCCAACACAGGTAATTCATCAGATTTTGGTGACTTAACCATTAATAGGTATTATATAACGGCGGCTGCTAGTGCTACCCGTGGTGTATTCATGGGCGGCATAGGGTCTTCTCTTGCAGATGAAACAAATGTTATTGATTATGTGACTATATCTACGGCAGGTAATGCCACAGATTTTGGTGATCTTGCTCAGATAGTACGAGGGGGCGCGGCTTCTAGCGATACTACTAGAATACTATTCTCTGGGGGGTATGCCAATAACACCGCTAGAGTTAATACCATACAGTATATTACTACAGCAACAGCAGGAAATGCCACAGACTTTGGAGACGCAACTGTAAATGTAGAAAGACATGGCGCATGTAGCGATGGGACTTATCATGTTAATGGTGGTGGAACATCGGACGGCTCTCCTGCCAGAGTTAATGTTATGGACTATGTAACTATACAAACTTTGGGGAATGCTCAAGATTTCGGTGACTTATTATTCATTACCTCAGGAGTTTCAGCGTCATCAGGAGCAGCAGCATGACAAAATCAAAGAATAGACTATTAGGTGAACTTGCTAGATCCGATGACTTAGAAGACTTAGCCAACTTAGACATACCTGCTACTACTACTATTACATCCTACGCTTCTACAGTTCTTGATGATACTACAGATAGTGATGCTAGGACTACGCTAGGTGTAGCTATAGGTACAGACGTACAGGCCCACTCTACTGTTTTAGATAATACTACAGCATCCTACACAACAGCAGAAGAAACTAAACTAGCTGGACTTGAGTCTGGAGCGACTGGAGATCAAACAGACGCTGAGATTAAAACTGCTTATGAGAATAACGCAGACACCAACGCCTTTACTGATGCACTACAAACAAAGCTAAACGGTATTGAAACTAGTGCTACAGCAGATCAAACAGATGCGGAGATCAGAGCAGCAGTAGAGGCCGCTTCAGATAGTAATGTATTTACTGATGCAGACCATACTAAGCTAAATGCTATCGAAGCTAGTGCCACAGCAGACCAGACAGACTCTGAGATTAAAACTGCATACGAAAATAATGCAGACACTAATGCGTTTACTGACGCAGAGCAAACTAAGTTAAGTGGCATAGAAACAAGTGCCACAGCAGATCAAACAGACGCAGAGATAAAGACAGCCTACGAGAATAACTCTGACACAAATGCTTACACAGATGCAGAGAAGACTAAACTAACTGGAATAGAAACCAGCGCTGATGTTACGGATACTACTAATGTCGCAGCAGCAGGTGCTGTTATGGATAGTGAGCTAACAGATGAGACTGCAGTAAAGGCTATAAATCAGGGATTAGCTACAACAGATAGCCCAAGCTTTGTTAATACTACAGCCACAGGCGAAGTTAATGTAGGCACTCACATTGATATGACAAGTCAAGCGTCAGCACCATCCTACTCTGAAGGAAGAGTATGGTATGATACTGGTACTAAAACTTTAAGTTATTATTCAGATACACAGAATGTAGTACATGAAGTAGGTCTTGAAGAACATCAACGTGTGTATAACAGTACAGGATCTACTATAGCTAAAGGTAAACCTCTGTACTTCTCAGGTAACTACACAGCAGGTACTCTTGATGTACCTACTGTAGGACTAGCTGATGCTACAGATGTTAGCGCATACAATGCCCAAGGTTTGGCAGCAGCAGACATACCTAACAATACTTATGGTTATTGTATTATTGCAGGGCAGTTACATGGCGTAGACACTAGTGGTCTTTCAGCAGGTACAAACTTCTTTGTGGGATTAACACCAGGTGCTGTACAGAATGCTTCTCCTGTGTATCCTAACTTTCCTATGTGTTTAGGGTGGGTTGTTAATTCTGATTCTACTAATGGTATATTACTAATAAATCAACAAAACCATTCTGTAAATTCATTTAGAGTAAGAACTGATACCTACATAGGTGATGATCTTATTGTGGGTGGTAACTTATCTGTGCTTGGTACTACTACATCAACAAGTACATCAGATGTAACTGCAGGTGCGCCATTCTATCGTGCAAATGAAGGGGATGCTATTGGTGATGCTAATACTACTTTTAGTGGTTCAGGCTTAGATGATGCATTCTTTGCTGGTCACTTTACAGGTACTGCATCTACTAATTACTATGTAAAGATTGATAGTGTAGGTACACCAGACACTTTTGCTGTAAGTGTAGACAACTTTAGTACTACCATATCTACTGGCAACGCTATCACTGGTAACGAGCAAATGATACACAGTGCAGATAACATATCTGTAAAGTTTGGTGCAACTACAGGGCATACATTAAATGATGTATGGACAGGTGTAGCAAGTCCAGTACTAGTAGATACAGGTTTCTTCTCTAATAGGAACACAGGTGCATCAGGCGTGGGTTATACCCACATGGGTTTCTTTTATGATGTATCAGAAGATAAGTGGACATTATTAGATGAGTATGATCCTACACCATCAGGTGCAATAAATTTAGCGGATGCATCTACCTCTTTTGGATTGCTTAAACTAGATACTGTAGAAGGTAACTTAACTGGTAACGTCACAGGTAATGTTAGTGGTAATGCTACTACAGCAACTACATTAGCTTCCTCTAGAAGTATAGGACTGGGTGGAGATCTTAGTGGGTCTGCATCTTTTAATGGCTCTGCTGATATAACTATTACTGCTACCGTAGCTGACAACAGCCATGACCATGATAATTCCACAACTTCAGCAGATGGTTTTATGTCTGCTGCAGATAAGACTAAGCTAGATGGAGTTGAAACAGGGGCGACTGCTGATCAAACAGATGCTGAAGTAAAGACTGCTTACGAAGCTAATAGTGATACCAACGCCTTTACAGATGCTTTGCAAACTAAATTAAATGGTATAGCTTCCAGTGCTAATAACTATACACACCCCAATCACTCAGGGGAAGTAACAAGTACTGCTGATGGCGCAACTGTGATAGTAGACAACGTTGTAGATGAGGCCAACTTAAAAGTAAGCAACAGTCCTAGTAACGGTTACTTTTTACAAGCACAATCAGGTAACACAGGAGGTATGACTTGGGCTGCTGTACCTGCAGGGTATGCAAATAGTGATGTAAACTCACATCTCAATCAATCTTCAGCAGGTACTAATCAAATACTATCATGGAATGGTAGTGATTATGCTTGGGTAAATGATGCTAACACTCAGTACTCAGTAGGTGATGGAGGCTTGACTCAAAAGAACTTTACTAGTACACTTAAAACTAAACTAGACGGAATTGCAACTGGTGCAACTAATGTAACGAACACAAATCAACTTACCAATGGTGCAGGGTTTTTGACAGCGCACCCTATTATTTCAAATCAAGGTTCATCAAACAATTCAGGAACTACGTTTATTCAAGATGTTACAATAGATTCTAATGGTCATGTAATTGGATGTGGTACAGCAACAGTACCTACGTTTTCAACAGGTAAAGCTATAGCAATGGCAATAGTATTCGGATAAGAAAGGTTAAAAAATGGCAGCGCCCAATATAGTAAATGTATCAAGTATTTATGGTAAGACTATTGGAGGTACTCTTAATACTTCTACTACTACTAATTATTTATCTTGCCCTTCTAATAAAGTATTAAAAATAAATACTATTATAATATCTAACATAGATGGAACCAATGCTGCGAATGCAACTTGCTACTTTTATGACAGTAGTGCTAACTCCAATAGAAGTCTAGCAACAACTGTAACTGTACCTCCTGATAGTTCTTTAGTTGTAATAAGTAAAGATACTGCAATATACTTAGAAGAGTCTGATCAAATAAGGGCAGGAGCAAGTGCAAACAGTGATCTTAGTATAGTAATATCTTACGAAGAAATAGATGACGCATAGGTAAATAATGTCTTTTAATTATCATCAATATGGTGGATATATAGGATCTACAAATGCTGTAATATCGAAGACTGGTCTTTACGATATTAAGGCTAGTCAGACAATAGGTGATGCTCTATTTGCTTTCTCATCATTTACTTTTAATAATGGCGCTACTACTGGACGTTTAGGTCCAACCTTAACTGCTTTACGAAATAATTATAATACCGCTACTTATCCTTGGATTAATGATAGTAATTTTTTTGATCAAGGAGAGTTTCAAGGATATCAAAAGTTTACAATACCAAGTAGTGGTAACTATCGTATAACAGCAAGAGGCGCAGCAGGAGGCCAGAAAAGCCATCTTAGTTATCGTAATGGTACATTTGCACCTTTAGGAGCGCAAATTGTAGCTAATTTTACTTTTGTTAAAGGAGCTAAAATACAGATTATTGTAGGTCAACGAGGGGAAGATGATAACACATATTATCCAACTCAAAATAGTTCTAGTGAGGGAGATAATGCTGCTCCAGGTGGAGGAGGGGCTACTTGGGTCTTTACAGATACGAGTGATTTTTCTTCATTATTGATAGCTGCAGGTGGTGGTGCTGGAGGTACTAAGAACACATATACAAACGCTAATGCTAGTTTAGCATCAAATGGATCAGGTAATAACTCCCAACAAAGCGGCTCCAATGGCGGTGAAAATGGTAGTGGCGGTCAGAGCAATAATGGAGGAAGTTCTTATTGGGCAGGAGCAGGTGCAGGATGGCTTTCCGATGGAACTGGAGGCAATCAAAGTACCAACTTTAATTATGTACCTGGAAACAATGGTGCAGAAGGAGGCAGATCGCCTAGCAATAATGCCTATGGTGGCATAAAGAAATCTGATAATACTAATAGCGGAGGTAATGGAGGCTTTGGTGGAGGGGGCGGTGGAGGCTCCGATAATATGGGAACAGGTGGTGGTGCAGGTTACTCTGGTGGAGGAGGAGGTAATTCTTCTACTGCAAACGCTGGAGGTGGAGGAGGAGGTTGTTTCTCTAGTGATAACAGTGCTACTATTACACAAGCTTCAACTTGGGATCATGGTTCAGTTCTTATAGAGCAATTATAATGAGAAGAAATTCAGGCATAATCGGACCCAGACAAGCTATTAGTCCTTTTGATAGCACTACTACTAAAATTAGTGATTTACATGATAATTATACACATCAAATAGATAAAAACTGGCCTAATATAGTTATACTTAATACAAACACAGTAAATAATTCTACTATCCTTGAAGGTGCTAGTTGTATATTTACTATTAACAGTAACTATCATACTGAAGGTATTATATACTGGACTTTAAACTTTAATGGAAGTAGTTCAGCAGCAGATTTTACTGGTGCAACTAATGGTACTCTGAACTTAACTGGCAATAATGTTTCTGTTACAATACAGACAGACCTTGATACTCTTTCAGAAGGTACTGAAACGTTTTATCTAGACTATAGATTAAATAGTATTTCTGGTCCTATAATTGCAAGTTCTCCTGTTGTATCTATAACAAATGTAAATCTTTCTATAGCAACTCAATTTATTGCAGCAACGCCACTACAAACAATGAGTTATACTTCCTCTAGTGATTCTGGTAGTCCCTACGATGTATATGATTTTAACGTACCTAGCAATGTAAGTGGGAGTAAGAGAATATACATAGGCTTAAAGTGTACTCATCCAACTAGTTATAGGAATGATGCTTGCTTTGCAGGTCTTCAAATACTTAACTCTGCTGGTAATTCCGTACTCAGGCGTGATATATTCTCTACAGGTACAGAAAGTTATGAGACAGTAACTGCTAGAATAAGAAACAGTAGTGCTATAGGTTTTGCTCCTATAAGTACAGCTACTAGTGCAAGCTACACTAATGTATCTCAAGGCTCTAGCTCTAGGAGATTTAATAGAGCTAGTGGTACAGGTTCTACTTATACTGGTATGAGAGATGGCATATCCACTTCCTACAAAAACAGTCTGACACTACCAGCACCAAATAGTTCAACAATATTCCAAGTTGCTCAATCTTTAGGCACGAATTATTTGTATTGCGAGACTAGTGGAGTTTCAGTATATGATGAATACACTATGAGAAGTCCTGCTTATAATTTTAGTGGAGGCGAGATTATAAGACTCTGCGCTCAACTTTCTTCTGGGGCTGGGATATTTGACATTGACAATACAATATTTCTAGCTATAGCATAGGGACCATTATGAGTACTTTAAAAGTAAATACAATAGAACATGAGACTGCTACTAGTGCTATCGACATGCCTAACAAGTTTAAGGTAGGTGGTGTTGATGTAGAACAAGCCTACACCTCTAGTGAAACAGAGCCTGTTGATGCTGAAACAGGAGATCTTTGGTGGGACAGTGCTAATGATAAACTCTACAGATATATAGATCAACAGTTTAGAGAGTTAGGTACTGGTGGCTCTGGTGGCTCTGGTGGTAGTGTTAGTCTTAATATGTACGGTGATAGAGGAGTTCATTGGTGTGGAAGACCGTCTACTGGTAGCTATAGTAATGTAATTGATTATATAGATATATCAACACCAGGCAATGCTACAGATTTTGGTGACTATACTTCAGGCACAACTAGGTTTATGAGTGGTGGTGCTTCCAATGGGTCTAGGGGAGTATTTCATGGTGGTGCGCTTGCTGGTAGTCAAACAAATGAATTACATTACATAACCTTTGCTACCCCTGGTAATTCTGTAGATTTTGGTGATTTAAATAACATTACTATGGATACAGCAAGTTCATCTGACTCAACTAGAGGACTCATCTGGCATGGTAGAAACAATAGTAATGGAATTGAGTACATAACCATAGCAACTACAGGTAATGCAACTGACTTTGGTAATGCAACATACGATACTCGTGAAACTGGGGCCGCATCAGGACCAACAAGAAATTTTGGATTTGGTAGTATGATTACTGCTGGTTTTAGTAATATAGAATATGTAACAGTTCAAACATTGGATAGTGCTACTGATTTTGGAGATCTATCAGTTGATTCAAATGAACCTGATGGCGCAGGAGATGCTACAAGAATAGTAATGCATTTATCAAGAACATATGTGTCATCTGGTAATAACGCAACAGAACTGAATACTTTAGAATATATAACACAAGATACACCTGGTAACTCTGCAGATTTTGGCGATTTATCAGTAACTAGAGGTAGTACAATGTGTAATTCAAATGGCACACGTATGACTATAGCAGGTGGTGTTAGTCCTATAAGTAATGTAATTGATTATATAAACATATCAACTCCAGGTAACGCTACAGATTTTGGTGACCTGACAGTGGGTAGATATTATGGCGGCGCAGCTTCAGGAGCAGCATCATGAGTAAGGTTGAAGGATTAACAAAGATAACAGGTGCAACAGGGACACAGTCTCCTAGCTTCACCAATGGGTTTAACATTGCAGGTGCTGACAGTGGTATCTCAGGTTTCATTCACACAGAGAGTGACACAGAGCCAAGCAGCCCTAGTAATGGTGATACATGGTGGAGCGAAACTGCTAGTGAGTACAAAGTATATGCTAACGGAGTGTGGCAGACTGTAATAGGTACTGCTAGTAGTACTACTGCTGATCCTACAACTTTCAGTTTTGATTATGACTCATACCTAGCAACAGTTCCTGTTTCTGGAACATCTAATAATGTATTGACACAGAATATTAGATTTAGTGCAGATGGTACAAAACTGCATGTATTGGGTCATCAAAGAGATGCTGTATATTATGATTTGTCTACTGCTTGGGATATCAGTACAGCTACTATAGATCAAAATAAAAGTTTTTCTAACCTATCTGGCGCTACTAATGATGAACCTTTTGATATCATGTGGGATGCTGCATCTTTAGATTTTAATTCAAACGGAACAGCAATATTAAGTACGGTTCATACCGCTAGTTATCATAGACTAAGAGGTTGGAATTTAAATACTGCATACGATATTCTTTCAGCTAGTAGCACAACGCCAGCAGTAGATAGAACTTTTACTACTACTACACTTAACAATATATGGAACGGAATAAAAGACACCTCCCATCGTAATAATTTTACTAGTTCTGGTTATGATTACAGATCTAAGTGGATAGATAGTGGTAATAAATTTGTTTGGTATGAAATAAATACTGGAGGTGTTGGTGGAAAGATGTTAATCTTTAACGTTACAACTGCCTATGACCCAAGCACTATAGACGTTACTAGTAGTGGAGCTTTATCTTGTTTTGACTTTGGGTATGAGATTGAAAATAATATAGATCCTACCAGATATGACACCAGTGGTGCTGCTCAATATGTAGACTTTTGGTTCTCTGATGACGGTACTAAAATATGGGTTGATGGTAGGAAAGACTATACAGACGCACAAAGCAACACTGTTACAGCTTGTGATCTATTTGTTTTTGAAACTAGTGTTGCTTGGGATATTAGCAAAAGTAACATGACACATGTTAAAACTATAAGGTTAGGAGAGGATGCAGTAAGCCCTAACTGGAAATTGACTGAAAGAATTAGGTCTTTCTATGTTAATGAAAGTGAACAAAAGGTCTATATAGGCTTACAAGAACTCTATCCTTCAGCCTCTGGTTCAGATGTATTATCTGGCTCTTATGGTGTAGCTGAGTTTAGTTATGGGTCATCTAGCTCTGGTGGCTCTGGTGGTTCTACTTCAAGTATAGCTTGGGGCGGTGACAGGCACGTTTACTCCATTGGCTACGATTCAGGTTGGAGTAATAAAATAGAGTATCAAAGCATTACAACTGCAGGGAATGCCACAGATTTTGGTGATACGCTTGGTTCTACGTATAGAGGTGCAGCATGTGGAAATGGTAGTAGAGGTGTATTTTCGGGAGGGATGACGAATACCGCAGGATCTGAGACTAATGTCATGCAATACATTACTACATCTACCACTGGCAATGCCACAGATTTTGGTGATCTGACAGCAGTAAAAAACAAAGTGATGGCAACTTCAGATGGTACAAGAGGGCTTATCGCTGCTGGGTTCAGCAATGCGCAGCTAAACATTGATGTTATAGAGTACATAACTATAGCTACTACAGGTAACGGAACAGACTTTGGTGACCTATCTACTGGACTTATAGATGAGGGTTCTGCTTTTAATGACGCAACTCGCAGTGTTTTTAATGATGGAAATTTTAATGTAGCTACAGCAATTATGGAGTATGTAACGACTCAGACTCTAGGTAACTCTACAGATTTTGGAGATCACCTCAACGGAAAGCAACATGGAGCGTGTTCTGATGCTACAAGGGGTTTAATATGCGGTGGTGACACAGCAGCAGCAGGAAATACTCGAACAAATGTTATAAGTTATGTAACAACTCAAACAGCATCAAACTCAGCAGACTTTGGGGATCTAACTGTGGCACGATCTAGGTGTGGGGTTGCATCAGACGGAACATATGCTACTATAGTAGGTGGAAGACCAGTGAACGTACCTAGCAATGTATGTGGCGTTATAGATAAGGTTACAGTTCAAACCGCAGCGAACGCAACTGATTATGGGGACATGCTAACAGAGGGTCAATATATAGAGTCTGTTTCAGGAGCAGCATCATGATTGACAAAACTTATTTATTTGCTATAATAAAAAACTAAAACATAAGGATAGCATATGACTAAATCAAACGTAGTAACCAAGCCTATAACATTCTCACTGCCTATAGAAGCATCTGAGAATATAAATCAAGTAGCTGCAGCTAGAGTAGCAGAGAAGTTACCAGAGATAGACAAAGCTACTAGAGCTTTTGATCGTAACAACTCACAAACAACTTTGTCTATGATGACATTGACTATGCTTAATGGTCACTCACCATACCGTATGCTACGACAGATTACTGCTGAAGTTGAGAAGCGTAAGATGGCTTTGTCAGAAGCACAGGTAGGTCATGCCAAGCAGCGTGTCAAGATACTAGAGCTAGAGGGCGAAGATGATGTTGTGTCTGAAGCAGAGCTAAAGGCTGCACGTCATGGTCTTGTCATGATGGAGAACAAAATAAATGGATCTATAAAAGATATTGCTGTACTTATAGATAGCTACGAAAACATAAAAGAAAACTTTAGTATTGATGTGTGGGATGAAGAAGCATTTGAAAGAGAAGAGAAGAGACACCATGTAAGACGTGGCTTTGAGCTTATGTATCGTAACCTTATGGATGGTGGCAGAGCTTCAACGGCTACTATAGAATACATGCAGCAGTATGGTGTACACCCACAGGTAGCTATGACTGAAGTATCTGGTTACCTTCAGTATACAGCAGACCGTATAAAGCAACAAATACTTCCACATTCTAATGATTTGGAAGAGTTTCTAGATCAAATGGCAAATAAATATTATAAGAATGCTGACAAGACAGCCGAAAGAATATTTGGTAAAGCAGACTTCATAAACCCTGAGTACATGCTAAGATTAGAGAAAGAGGAAAGCAAAGATGATACTTGAATACAAACTAGAGATGTCTCCTGGTGGAATGAAATGTCCTGACTGGGTAGAGGACGGTGGTTACTTTGTTACTGGTAACAGATACATAGGTTGGACACGTGATAATCCTGAGTGGCATATACCAAGCACAGTTACAGTATTAACTGCTGCTGAGTTAGACACAAAGGTATTAGCAATGCACAGTGCTAGTGCTTTTAAGAAAGAAGATGATACAGACATGACCAACGCAGAAGTGTCTGCTATGGTTACAGCTTGGGTAGATGCTAGAACATAAGGATTAGGTAGATGTTTGGGCATTATCCAGTTGCATCTTGGACGGTAGGTGAAAGTGGTACTGTTGTAAATGCTAGCATTACGTTAGCTGCTACAACATCCACTACAACTACTAATGCTCTATCTTTATCCACTGTAAATAACTTTCCTATTGCATCTGCTGTTAGCACTACTACAGTAAATGCTCTTGGACTCTCTGTAGATTCTGCAATATCTGTAACTGGTGTGTCTAGTTCGGTATCTGCAGGTACTGGTATAACTTTTAATATTAGTAAAAATGTAACAGGAGTAACTTCTACTACTTCTACTGGTATTGTTACTGCATCTGGTATTGCTAATCTAACACTAGATAGTGTTTCTTCTCTGTTGTTTGCAGGTAATGTCGCTCCTTCAGATGATAACCCACAAACAATAGACAGAGTTGTTGCAATAGGTTCTGTAGGTGATATTACACCTATAGGAGTAACTAATGTAAATCTAGCTTCGGTAGACATTGCCACTAGTTTGAATAGTATAACAGCTAATGGTAAAGTAAATCTTGTATTAAATACAATAATTTCTACTTTAGTCAATTCTACTCTTGACTTTCAAGCAAAATCAAGTATAACATTAAGTAGTGTAACTTCTTCAGGTACTGCTGAAGATCTACCTCCGTTAGTATTAGAAGGTACTGCTTTTCCTCCTCCTGTCTTTGCTTTATTTAGTGTAAAGATAGAAGAACCTACTGCTGTTATATTTGACTACCAACAATTTGCTGGACAGTTAGTATACACTAAAGCAAGAACTGTAGTTATTCTACCTGATAATGTCAATCAGGTTCCTAGTACGGTAGTTATACCAGAAGAAAATTTTACCGTCTTTGTTGAGGCTATAGATACAAACTCTAGACATAGTACTGTCTTTATTCCAGCACAAAATTTTAAGGTTACAATAGAGCCTTATAGAGATTTACCAAGAACAATATTCATAACAAACTAAGGAATACGCAATGGCTTACAAATGGCCTGATAAAGACCCTGATGAGACAGTAGACTTTAGTGTAGACTGGTCAAGGTTTATACCAGAGACTACTTTAGCTGGGGCTAGTTGGTCAATAAAGGATGCTAGTGGTACTAAAGTACCTGTTTCAAACTCTCAAATTGTAGATAACTTACAGTTTATTGCATCTACTTTGTCTGATAAAGTAGTTACTGCACGTTTCGCACTTGGGACAGTAAACAAGACTTATACTACAAGTTGCTCCATAACAACAGGTGACGGTCTTACATATGAAAGATCTATCCAGTTGAGAATAAAAGAGAAGTAATATGGCATATGATTTTATAGGTTTAACTAATGATGTTAACAACAGACTTAATGAGGTGGAGTTAACACTTGATACTTTTCCTACAGCAACAGGGTACTTTTCTTTTGCTAAAGATGCTGTTAATGCAGCAGTCAGACATATTAATCAAGAAGAGTTTCAATGGCCCTGGAACCATGTAGAGGAAAGTGAATTTCTTGCACCAGGTACTGTTAGGTACTCCTACCCTAATGATGCCAAGACCATAGACATGAATAGCTTTCGTATTAAAAGAGATGATACTCTTAATATAGGAACTATTAAGTTAAAGAATATGTCTTATGAAGAGTGGATAGAAAATTATGCAGACTCAGAATACAATACAGGCACAAGTAATAGATCCACACCTACTCATATTGTAAGGACACCTAGCAGAGAACTTATATGCTACCCTAATCCAGACAAAGCATATGAGTTAGTATACGAATACTATAGAACAGGGTATGACTTAGAGATTGCATCAGACGTACCGTCACTTCCAGAACAGTATAGGTTTTGTATTATTGATGGGGCTATGTATTATGTTTACCAGTTTCGTGGAGATACACAGATGGCAGACATATCTAATAGAAAGTTTCAAGATGGTATAAAGTACTTAAGAAGCTTAAATATAAATCGTATGGATTACATACGTGACACAAGAGTACATTTCTAATGCCAACACAATGGAATACTTTTCCTGTAGAGTTTAAAGGTGGTTTAATCTCTAACATGTCACCCTTACAGCAGGGTTTAAATGCTATTGGTTCTGCTACTATATTACAGAATATGGAGGCAGACAGACAGGGTGGTTATACTAAGATAAGAGGCTATGAAAAATTTAGCACTACACAAGTTCCTGGTTATGGTAAAATTGAAGCTATGCATGTTGTATCAGGAGGACGTGTTGTAGTTGCACGTAAAGTTAATCAAGCTGCTATTGATGCAATAGGTACGTTATCAGCAGGGGATATAAATCATACTGCTTATTATTTTGGTACAGGTACTACTTGGACACACATAGCTACTACTGCAGACACAGGTGGCGGCAAAGCTAAGAAAGCTATGTTTAACTTTTCTGGTGATGATCAGGTTGTATTTGTTGATGGACAGGATTATCCAGGCATATATAACACAAATGGCAATAGTATGTCATTTCTTACTGCATCTAGTCCTAACATAAATACAGACGTTCAAGGTGCAGAATTAGTTGTTGTATTTAAAGAAACAACTTTTTACGCAAAGGGTAGCCAGATATATTTTACAGCACCCAACTCAGTGGATAACTTTTCTACAGGCGCTGGTGCTGGTAGCTTGTTTGTTGGTAACGATGTGACTGGTCTGGTTGTGTTCCGTGATCAGCTAATTATATTTACCAATGATAGTATAAAGAGATTAACAGGTAGTACATCTTCTGATTTTCAGATAACACCAATTACAAATAAGATCGGTTGTATAAACGCAGACACCATACAAGAATTTGGTGGTGACATTATGTACTTGTCCCCTGATGGTATTAGGTTATTGAGTGCTACAGATCGTATAGGTGACTTTGGCTTAGATGTTGCATCTGATAAAATAAATAAAGATTCAGATGATTTTCTAAGATCTACTCCTATCTACTCTTCTCTTATACTTAGAGAAAAGGGTCAGTACAGAATATTTGCATACGTAGAATCTATAGATGATGAAGTTGCACAGGGTTTAGTAGCTACAAAGTTTCAGGCTCAAGGTGCAGGTGGTATTGAGTGGTCCTCTACAAAAGGAATCAAAGCTTATATAGCAGATAGTATTTATGCTGGAACAGCCGAAGCTATTATGTTTGCCAATGAAGATGGTTATGTTTATGAGCTAGAGAAAACTAATGCATTTGATGGTGATAACATAGAGACTATACTAGAGACACCATATATGCCAATTACAGATTCAGAGAAAAGGAAGACAGCATACAAGTTAAGTTTATATGCAGATCCTACAGGCCAAATGAGTTTAAAGTTTAGGTTACTATTTAACCTCGACTCAGGTGACGATACTAGGATACTACAACCAAATGAAATTGAAATAGGATCTCTGTCTGGAGGTGGTGGTATTTTTGTATATGGAGCAGCTACCTCCTTGTATGGCGGTACAGGTACAAATGCTGCTAAGTTTGGCAGTAAGGTAAAGAGAATATACAATGAGAACTTAATAGGTTCGTTTCACACAGTTGCTATGAGAATAACAAGTAACGATACAAATCCACCATTTACATTAGACACAGCAGTATTACAATACAGAGAAAATGATAGGCAATAATTATGGCAGGTTATACAAGACAAGCAACAGCTAATATAGTTACAGGTGCAGTTATAGATGCTGCAGACTTTAACTCAGAATACAATGCTATTGAGGCAGCGTTCAACGGTACTACTGGACACAGTCATGATGGTACAGCAGGTAACGGACCACCCATAGAAAGCATGGGACCAGCCAATGACCTTGTAGTTACCTCTAGTGTTGTACGTCCTAAGACAGATGACACCTATGACTTTGGTACATCTACGATTGAGTGGAAGGATGGCTTCTTTGATGGAACACTAAGAACAGATATACTTACTGTTGATGAGACTTCTACCTTTACAGGCAATGTAACAGCTTCTGCAGATCTAGATGTTGCTGGCAATCTTAGTGTTACAGGAAACGCTGTTATCAATGGTAACCTAACATTCGGTGATGCTTCTACTGACAGTGTTTCTTTTGGGGCAGATATACACAGTAATATAGTACCAGATCAATCTAATCTATATGATTTAGGTGCTAATAGCAAGCAATGGAAAGATTTATACATTGATGGTATAGCGAACATAGATAGCTTAGTAGCAGATACAGCAGACATTAATGGGGGTACTATTGATGGTGTAACTATAGGCGCTACTGTTGCCGCTGCTGGTAGCTTCACAACTTTAAGTTCTAGTGCTGGTATAACTGGTGATGTTACTGGGAATTTAACTGGTGATGTCACAGGTAATGTTACAGGTAATGTTACTGGAGACTTAACTGGTGATGTCACAGGAAATGTCACAGGCGATACTGCAGGTACACATACTGGCCCTGTAACAGGTGCGGTAACAGGAAACGTAACAGGTAATTTAAGTGGTAATGTCACAGGCAATGTCACAGGAACTGTATCTAGTTTATCTAATCATGACACAGGAGACTTATCAGAAGGGACTAATCTATACTTTACCAATGCTAGAGCGCAAGCAGCTATCTCTGCAGGTGAGGGTATAGATATAAGTGCTGGTTCAATCTCTGGAGAGGATGCTACCACAACAAATAAAGGTATTGCCTCCTTTAACACTACAGATTTTACTGTATCAGGAGGTGCTGTATCTTTAAAAGACGAAGGTGTGCAAGATATTATAGGAGCAATGGTATCTGGTAATACAGAAACTAACATATCTGTAACATATAATGATGCTACTAACAAGTTAGACTTTGCTTCAACAGATACTGATACAACTTACACAGCTAGTACTGGATTATCTTTAAACGGTACAGCATTTAGTGTAGCAGGTGATCAAAGACTATCTGCTGCTACAGATGTATATGTTGGAAATAATGATGAGCATATACATTTCAATGATGGTAGCTCACGTATGTCTTTTAATGTAGGTGGTAACGAGGATATGAGACTAGACAACAGTGGGAATCTTTCTGTAAATGGAAATGTCACTGCATACTCAACAACCGTACCTTCTGATAAAAGATTAAAGAGTAATATACAAAAAATAGATAATGCATTAGATAAAGTAGATAAAATTAATGGGTATACATTTAAATACAATAACAGAGATGGCAGAGAAGTTGCAGGTGTAATTGCACAGGAAGTAGAAAAAGTATTACCGACTGCTGTAGAGAGTAAGTCATTAGCGTTTCATACAGGCGAACAGGGAGTAGAATACAAAACAGTAAATTATGATCAGCTTCATGGCCTACTTATAGAAGCAATAAAAGAACTTAAAGCAGAAATAGAACAGTGTAAATGTAAAAAGTGTGAGTGTGAGTAGTGACTCTCCAGAGTAGTGGTCAAATAAGTCTAAATGATATACATGTTGAGGGTGGTGGCAGTACAGGTACTTTAGCATCTATAAATGAATCTCAAATAAGAGACTTAATATTTAAAGGATCTGGTTCACAGATGTCTTTCTCTGAGTGGTATGGTGCAAGTAAAGCTAATGGACTATTTGCACTACAAGAAATTAGAGTATCAGACTATATAAGTGGTGGTGGTACTTTTACTATACCTTCAGGAGGATGGCTTTGGTCTGATGACACTACTACTGCTGCACTAACAATAAACATACCTTGTACTGTTGTAAACAATGGCTACATTATAGGTAAAGGGGGAGCAGGTTCTTCTGGTTCCCCTGCTAGTGGTTTCAATGGTGGTCCTGCTATATCTGTAACCTCTACTGGTGTAACTATTACTAATAGTTCTGGTGCATACATTGCAGGAGGAGGGGGTGGTGGCGCTGCTGCAATAGAAATTTCTACTGGTAATATATCTGGAGGAGGTGGCGGTGCAGGTGGTGGTACAGGTGGATCAGGAGAATTTGGAGCAGGTCAACCTGGTGGTGGTATAGATCAAAATGGTACTGGATCAGGAGCAACTAACGCTGGGGCAGGAGGAGCAGGGGGAGGTTCTGGTGGAGGAAGAAAGCTACCAGGAAGCGGAGGTCAATATGTGTCTCCCTTTGCTAGTCCAACACCAAACATAGGCTTTGGAGGGAGTGCAGGAAATGCTGGTGGTGCAGGAGGAGTTTCTTCCTCTACATCAAGTGGTAGTACAGTTAACTTTAATACTGGAGGAGCAGGTGGTGGATGGGGTGCTTCAGGTGGAAGTGTGCCTTCTGGAAATGGATTATCAGCAGCTACAGCAGGATCTGGCGGAGCAGCTATAACAGGAACATCAATAACACTAAATAATAATGGTACAATTTACGGATCAACATAATGGGCATCATAGTAGGCACTACTCAACATTTAAACACAACTGGTCAGCTTCAGAATATATCAAGTCTTGACAGTACTACAGCTACAACAATAAGTGATTCTGTTACCGCTAGTGGTGGCGGTGGTGATAGCTTGTACGCTATGGGATATGCTCAAGGTGGTGCATCAAGTACATCAACACTTTATAGATTTAGTACTGCAATATCCTTACCTGCAGGACATACAGTAACTGGTTGGTCATCTGACGGAACTAACATGGCAGTAAGTTGGAGAGATAACTATCAAGGTTCAACTACTATCTTAGGAACAGGCTCTTATACAAATAGTGGGGGTAGTGCTATAAACGTTTACGCTTGGTGTAATACGTCAGGCAGTTCTGCAAGAAGCGTAACCTATATGATATTTGGATAAAGTAAATGCTTACACCAGAAGAGCTAGAAGATATACTAGATCGTGCAGCCCAACGTGGGGCTAAAGCAGCATTGCGTGAGGTAGGACTACATGATGATGATGCTCGTAAAGATATAACTGAGATGCGTAACTTACTAGAAGCATGGCGTGATACACGTAAAGGTGTGTGGTCAACTATGGTTAAGATGTCAACAGTAGCAGTAATAACATTCATTGCCGCATCATTGTGGATGCAAATAGGGAAATAAAATATGGCTAATAAATTTGCAGGGTTTAAACCTGATACACTAACAAAGAAGATACTACCAGCTTTAGGTTATGATGGACCTACTGATGAAAAGTCTATCAATAAGTTCTTAGCTGCAAGCCCTGCTGCTGCTGCAAAGATGGGTAAGTATACTATGGCAGCTATGCAGATGGTGGAAGGTAAGCCTGTTCATGGAGCTTTTTTAGGTGCGTTGTTTGGTGGTCCTGCTTTTGGTACACAGGAATATAAAGACCTGACAGCAAAGACACATGAGGCTGCTGTAGCAAGGAATAATAGTGGTGGAAATCAGTTTGGTACTTCTGCTTCTGATCCTTTACATACAATACCTGTAGCAGATAGAGGTAAAGCAGCAGCAGAAAGATTAGGTCAAGATATATTTGGTAGACCTGCAGACAATAGTAATAGCCAACAAGTAAATGCCATGAATGCACAAAAGGCATCTATGACCCAGGGTACTACTCAAACTACTACTGACAACACAGACGGCCCACAAAATGAATTTACTAGTCTTACAGCAGATACTGCAAAACCTAACGTGTTAACAGGTAGTCAGGCTACATCTCAAATACAAACAGACCCTACTAAGCCAGTAACAACAGCTAATGTACAGGCTAATCAAGGAGATAGTACAGGCATAGCTGAAGGTACAGGTCAACTTGGTGCGGTACAACAAGCACAACAAACGGTAGCTGACTCAGGGCAGCAAGTAGACATGCCTGATTCTTTACAGGCTCAGACTATGGATGCTTCACAATCTGCTGCGTCAGTAGGAGATGCTGCTAGACAAGCTCAAGCTGCACAGGGTAACGTTAGTCAACAAGCATTAATAGATCCTGCACAACAAGATCCTATGCAAGCATCTGCTTTAAATCTTGATGCTGCTCAACTAGGACAGGCACAGACGGTAGACGCTCCTGCTGATCTACAGGTAACACCAGAACAAATGATAGATGGTAGTGCAGTAGACCAAAAGCAAGTAGAAGAAACTCTAGCCCTATCTAAAGCAGCTTCTGTACAGGATGAACTTGGTGATCTTATGCAGGACTTTGAAGGTGGGGACACACCTCCTTGGGCTGCAGGAGCTATGAGAGCAGCTAACGCAGCAATGGCTGCACGTGGATTGTCATCATCAAGTATGGCAGGTATGGCTGTAGTACAGGCTGCTATGGAGTCAGCACTACCTATAGCGCAAATGGACGCAGCTAACAAGCAGCAAATGGCTATGGCTAAAGCAGAACAACGTGCTAAGTTTATGGGGCAGGAGTTTGATCAGAACTTTCAAACTAAAGTAAAGAATGCTGCACGTATATCTGAGATAGCTAACATTAACTTTAGTGCAGATCAACAGGTAGCGTTAGAGAATGCACGTATGGCACAGTCTGTTGACCTAGCTAACCTAAATAACAGACAAGCTAAAGTTATGTCTGATGCAGCCACACTATCACAAATGGACATGGCTAATCTAAACAACAGACAGCAAGCACAAGTACAGAATGCTAAAACCTTTTTACAAATGGACATAGCAAACTTAGACAATGAACAGATGAATGCTATGTTTCAGTCACAGTCAATAGTAAACTCTTTGTTCACAGATACTGCAGCTAACAATGCATCTAAACAATTCAATGCTACATCACAGATGCAGACTGATCAGTACTTCGCTAACTTGGCTAACACTGCGTCACAGTTTAACACAGAACAAATGAATGGTATGGCACGTTTCAATGCAGGGGAAGCTAATGCATTAGGACAATACAATACAGGACTACAGAATGCACGTGATCAGTTTAATGCAAACAATCATTTAGTCATAGCACAGGCTAATGCACAATGGGCGCAGTCAATAACTACTGCAGATAATGCAGCCAACAATCAAGCTAATCGTGATGCAGCTATGGCTTCTAATAACTTGACAAGAGCAGCATATGATGCTGTAATACAACAGGAAAGAGACATCATGGGTTGGGCTTGGCGTTCTGCAGAAAGTGCAGCAGATAGAGATAACGCAGTAGCCACAGCTAAAATTAGTGCAGACGGAAAGGGTGCTGATGCATTTGAATCTGGTCTTGGTTCCTTTGTTGGTAAACTTACTGATCGTGCAATGGACTCAATATTCTCTTAATATAGGTATAACAATGGCAACATATGATCCTCGACAAACATTTAAAGCTCAACAAGAAGCATTCGGTAGAGCTAGTGGTGTAACACAACAGCAAGAAGCTAAGAAAGCTAAGAAAGCTAAGACTTCTTTTGCCAGTGGTAGTACTTATGATGACGTTCCTCAAGTAATTACTAAAGGTTTAGGCTCACGTTCTGATAAGCCTAAAGAAGAAAAGAGTCTTGATAGAAAGATCTATGAATACTTTATGGATGCTGGTGCTAAAGTAGATGAACCAGAACAGAACGTATTTGCTTTACCTGTGTATGAAAGATCTATGTTTAAGATACCTGCTGTAACTGAGGTAACAACTCAAGGTATCAAAGATCCGTTTGATCAATTTAGTGCAGACACATATCAGTTTGGTGGCTATGATGATACAAGAGAAGCTGCCCCACAGGTTACTCAAACACAAGACCCTGACATGCAAGATCCTCGTAAAGGTTTGATGGCTCCCCCTACAATGGATCAGCCTACTACACCAGATGTACTAACAGGTATACCTAGAGGATTAGCTCTTGGCAATGCTACACCTTCAAAATCTTACTTGATAAAAGATGGTGATACTCTGTCTCAGATTGCTAAAGATAATAACACAACTGTTAAAGCTATACTGGATCTCAATAGTGAAATAGAAGATAAAAATGTTATAGATGCTGGCGCTAGAATAGAGATACCACTCAAGAAAGCTAAAACATATAAAGATGTAGATGACGATAAGTATGCTTCATCTGGTGGAATAATGTCTGATGCTATTGATCCTGATGCAGAGTTTTATAATAGT